GAAAAAATTGAAGTCGAAGAGAAAGAAATAGAAGAAGCATTTCCTCTAGGACCTCCTTGTCTAAATCAATTAGCCAAGGAAGGTTTTGGAGAAGGCGCAAGAAATAATGCATTATTTAATATTGCAGTTTATTATAAACAAGCAAAACCAGATTCCTGGGAAGATGAATTAGTAAAAGCAAATCAAAAATTTATGGAACCACCATTAAGTAATGGTGAAGTTCAACAATTAATTAAATCAGTAAGTAGAAAAGGTTATGACAAATATAGATGTAAAGATGCGCCAATCAATGCCGTCTGTCAATCTAGATTGTGTAGAACTAAACGATTCGGTGTAGGTTATGGCGAAGAACAAATGCCAATGTTAGGTAACCTAACAAAATACACTTCTAGTCCACCACAATGGTTTTTAGATGTCGGTGAATCGCGGATCGAATTAAAAACAGAACAACTTTATAGCTCTACGCTATTTGCGTTAGCGTGTTTAGATCAAGCTAACCTGGTGGTACCCGTACCAAAACCAAAAGATTGGAAAGAATTATTTTTAAAACCTTTAATGAATAATTTACAAGAAGTAGAACCTTTAGAATCTTTAGATCCAACAAATGAATTAACTTCTTTATTACAAGATTGGACAACAAATAGACAATCAGCACGAACAATGGATGATATATTTAATAAACTTCCATACACAGATGACAACAGAGATTACACTTATTTTAGAATGGAAGACTTTTATAATTTCTGTAAACGAAACCATTGGGAAATGGATAAAGTTAAAACTGGAAATTTATTAAAACGATTAGAAGATATATTTGTAGAAGAGGAAAGAGTCCGAGTTAAGAATCAACAACCAAGATTAATTAAAATTAAAGCAATGAAAAAAATTGAAGCAAGTGTTTCTGCAACTAAATATCAAGAGGAGGATTTTTGATAAACCCTTGGTCTGAAGAAGCTAGAAAGAGAGCTAGAAAAAGATGGAGAAAAAGTCCTAAAGGTAGAGCCTGGGATAAAGCTTACTATCAAAGACCTGAAGTTAAAGCGAGAAGACATGAATATTATATTAAACGATTAATTAAACAAGCACATGAAGACAATAATACTAGGACCACCGGGGACAGGTAAGACTACTACTTTATTAAATTTAGTAGATGAATTTATTAAAGATGGAGTAAGACCTAAACAAATTGGATACTTTTCTTTCACAAAGAAAGCAGCAACAGAAGCAGCCACTAGAGCTGCAGATAAATTTGGATTAGATATAGAAAATGATTTAACTTTTTTTAGAACTTTACATTCTTATGCTTTTAATCAATTGGGAGTTACTAAAGAAAAAATGATGGGCCAACCAGAATATAAAGAGTTTGGTATTAAATGTGGTATTCCAATTAAGACAGCTAAGTTTTCTACCGATGATGGAACATTTAATTCTGATAACGAATACCTAACTATTATTAATACAGCTAGAGTTAAACGAATGGATTTATTGGAGTATTATGATTCAAGGCAAAACATTTTAGATATAGAAAGAAACACTTTATTTTTATTAGCAGAAGAATTAGAAAAATTTAAAAAAGAAAAAGGATTGAAAGACTTTACAGATTTATTAGAAGATTTTTTAGAAAAAGAAACAACTAAAAAATTTGAAGTATTATTTATTGACGAAGCACAAGACTTATCTTTATTACAATGGGATATGGTAAGAAAGATTTGGGAAAACGCAAATAAAACTTACATCGCTGGTGATGACGATCAAGCTATTTTTAAATGGGCAGGCGCAGATGTAGATCATTTTATTGCACTAAAAGAAGAAGTAGATGATATTAAAACTTTAGATCAATCCTATCGAATACCTGGTGGACCTATACACGAACTTTCTCAAAAAATTATTAATAAAATTCAAAACAGATTTGATAAATCTTATAAACCTAGAGATGAAATAGGAATTTTAAAAAGATATTCGGATATTACGCAGGTCAATATGTCGGAAGGAAATTGGTTAATACTTTCTTCTGCTAATCATTTTTTAGAAGATGCTAAAGATTTATGTGAAATTCAAGGATGGTATTATCAATACCGAGGAATAAATTCTGTACCTTTAAAATTATTATTAGCTTTAAATAATTGGGAAGCCTGGCGTAAGGATGCACATTTAAATCATTTAGAAATTAAAAATATTTATGAATATTTAGGATCAAATGTATTACCTGGGTTTAAAAAAGGTAAAACATTACATTCTGAAGAAAAATATACCCTTAAAAAATGCAAGGAAAATCACGGTTTATTGACCGATAAGGTATGGTTTGAGGCATTTGAAGGACTTGATCCAATCACTGAGACCTATATAAGAAATATGAGAGCGAATGGAGAAAAGATAAATAAAAATCCAAGAATAATAATGTCAACAATACACGGTGCGAAGGGAGGTGAAGCAGATAAAGTTCTATTAATGCAGGATTTAACCAATGCAGCGTTAGAAACTTTTAGTCATGATCCGGATGAATTACATCGATTATTTTATACCGGTGCGACGAGAGCGAAGCGTGAATTGCACGTATTAGATCCTAAAAATTTTGATAGGGCTTATATATTATGAGTGTGTGGGATAAACAAATTGGTGGACAACACTATCAGAAGTTTAAAATTCAGCCAAGTAAATTTGTAGTTGAGAATGAGTTGCTTTTTCCGGAAGGCTGCGCTATAAAGTACATATGTCGTCATCGCTTTAAAGGAAAAAAAGAGGATTTGTTAAAAGCAATCCACTTTATAGAGATGATTATTGAACGGGACTACTCAGGACCTGCCAAGACAGAACCAAATAAAAATAATTCCTGGGGAATAGTGAGGAGAGATAAGTGAGAACGATTCAACAACCTTTATTTACACCAGAAACTGAATGGGTAATGCCTGAAGAATTAAAAAATTTAAAGGGAGCTAAAGAAATTGCAATAGATTTAGAAACATATGATCCACATTTAAAAGAATTAGGATCAGGAAATGTTATAGGTAAAGGTCATATTGCAGGCGTTGCTGTTGCTGTAGAAGGTTGGTGTGGATATTATCCTATTCAACATGAACAGGGTGGTAATATGGATAGGACATTAGTAATAGATTGGCTGAAAGATTTATTTAAGCAAGAATACACTACCTTTATTTTTCATAATGCGATGTATGATGTGTGTTGGTTAAGAGCTGCAGGTGTTGAAATTAAAGGAAAAATTGTTGATACAATGATAGCAGCCAGTTTAATTGATGAGAATAGATTATCTTATCGATTAGATATTTTAGCTAAACACTATGTAGGTTTAGGTAAAGATGAAAAAATTCTTAATGAAGCTGCAAAAGAATATGGAGTAGATCCTAAAAAAGATTTATGGAGATTACCTCCGATGTTTGTAGGTCAATACGCAGAAAGAGATGCGGAATCTACATTAAAACTTTGGCAAACTCTTCATAGAAAAATGCATGACGAAGAATTAATGGATGTATTTAAATTAGAAACAAAATTATTTCCTTGTTTAATTGATATGAGATTCAAAGGTGTAAGAGTTGATTTAGACAAAGCACAAATTATTAAAAATAATTTAATAGAAAGAGAAAACAAAATTCTTAAAAGAATAAAAGACTTAACTGATGTTGATGTAGAAATTATGGCAGCACGGTCAATTGCAAAAGCATTTGATAAATTAAAACTTCCATACGATAGAACAGCAAAATCAAATGAACCTAGTTTTACAAAAAACTTTTTACAAAATCATCCACATGAATTAGCTAGATGTATTGCTGATGCTAGAGAAATAAATAAAGCTCACACAACTTTTATAGATTCAATAACTAAACATTCACACAATGGAAGAATTCATGCAGATATAAATCAAATTAGATCGGACCAAGGTGGAACAGTGACAGGAAGATTCTCAATGAGTAATCCAAACTTACAACAGATTCCTGCAAGACATCCTGAGTTAGGTCCAATGATAAGATCTATTTTTATTCCTGAAGAAAAATGTACCTGGGGGTCATTTGACTACTCACAACAGGAACCTAGAATTTTAGTACATTACGCAAAACTGCAAAATTTACCTGGAGTTCAAGAAATTGTAGACGCATACAA